TCATCCATAAACACCAATTTCAACCCCACCCTTGAAAACAACGACTGCCGCTCCGCCCTCCTTAACCACAATGTGCTCGAGCAGCCCGCTCCACAAATCCTCGTCGAACTCAACTAACTCTCCATTGATCCCACATACGACTTGAATCATGCCCTCCAAGGTCTTTCTCTTACTCTCCCTCTCGGCAATTCGCTCGCCCAACCTCGCTATATGCCCCTGCTTTTCCAGATAGCGTGCGCGAATCTCATTTTCCTGTTTCAGATACGCTGTCTGATTCTGTGCCACCCGTGCATTCTCGTGAATCAGCATTTCGAGCCGTTCTGTCAAAACAGCGAGTTCCTGCTCTATACCGTTACGCTCCTCCGTCAACTCCCCCGTTTGGCAAATGCCGTCAATCAGGGATCTGAGTTCCGCAATCACGCTCTCTTTGACTTCCACCAAGGAGTTCAGTGCTTTGACGAAAATCCGTTTGATTTCCTCTTCCGTCAGATGCCTCGTGCTGCACGGCTTTCCCTTTTGGGAATATTTCTTGTTGCAGCGGTAGATCACCCTGCGGTACTTATCCGTGGAGTGCCACACCTTCGCCCCGTACCAACCGCCACAGCAGCCACATTTGATTTTGTTCGCGAAGATGCTCACACCGCTGTGCTTGCCGCCGTTTTCCCGTGCCTTGATTTCTGTCTGCACAAAATCGAATAAGTCCGGCGGGATAATCGCCTCGTGGTGCTCCTCCACATAGTATTGCGGAATCTCGCCCGTGTTCTTCCGCCGCGTCTTATCGAGGAAGTCCGCCGTGTACTCTTTCTGGATCAGCGCATCGCCACGGTACTTCTCATTTGTAAGGATGGAACGCACTGTGGAGATGTACCATTTGTCCTTTCCCGACGGAGATTTGATGCCACGCTTCTCCAGTTCCTTGGTAATGGCATAGAAGGATCGCCCGCCAAGGAAGAGTTTGTAGATGAGCCTTACGATTTTCGCCTGTTCCTCGTTGATTTTGAAATCCTTGTCATAGCCGAGAAATGTACTGTAGCCCACACTGGTCTTGCCCTCGGCGAACTGCTTGCGCTTGCCCCATGTGGTGTTCTCCGAGATGCTGCGGCTCTCCTCCTGAGCTAGGCTGGACATAATCGTGATAAGGAGTTCTCCGCGTGTGTCGAACGTCCAGATGTTCTCTTTTTCAAAATAGATCTCTACGCCATGTTCCTTGAGTTTGCGGACGTTTTGGAGCGAATCCACTGTGTTTCTCGCAAAGCGGCTGACCGATTTCGTGATGATGAGGTCGATCTTGCCGGCAAGGGCATCCTCGATCATCTGGTTGAAGCCGTCACGCTTCTTTGTGTTGGTTCCACTTATCCCCTCGTCCGAATACATGCCGACGAAGTCCCAGTCAGCGCGGCTTTCGATGTAGTTCTTGTAATGTGCCATCTGCATTTCGTAACTGGAAGCCTGTTCTTCATGATCGGTCGAAACTCTGGCATATCCTGCCGTTCTGCGCCGCCTGGGTTCTTCCGTAACCTCAGGCCGAAAGATTTTAGGGCTTGCAGGGATGACTCTCACTGTCTTTGCCATCGGTATGCGCCTCCTTCTTTGAATTGAAATATGACCTCATCATCGGATATAACAATCCGCTCGACGTTCTGTACGATCTTACCCTCATAGCCATCACCGAACAAGAATGTTGCCGCTTCCTTTAGTTCGGATTCGGGCAGCCGTTTCAGTCGGCACTTTGTGCGCGGCTGACTGCAAGCCCACACCTTAGTTCCCCTCGTCCAAGTATCACGTTCACACTTGCTGCCGCAGGAGGCGCAGTACACTTTGTTCGTGAAGGGATTGCTTCCGCGCTGCCCGTTGTAGATTCGGGCAGTCTTTTTTATGCGCCCGTTGACGAGATGGAAGTCGATTCGATCACCATGAATCACGATCTTTGACACCTTATGCCTGAGTTCTGCGGCATCGAAATCATCCTTCTCCATGAGGGCTCTGACTGCAGCAACAAGCTCCTCCTCCTTGATCGGACGGCTATCACATGCTGTGCTGCCCTTCCGCTCTCTTGTGTTGCAGCCCCACCGTCTGTACTTCCCTGCAGTTCTTCTGCTGAATCCACTTCCGCAGCACCCGCATTTCACCATGCCGGAAAACGGAAGAAGAACAGGATTCCGATTCGCAGACCGTTCGGCTCTCATTTTTCGTATCTCTTGTGCCTTGTCGAAGTCATCCTTGCTCACAAGCGGCTCGAACATTCCTTCCACCATGTAGATAGGCAATTCTCCCTTATTCCGTTTACGGATATGCCCCTCACTGATGTAGTTCTTCTGCAATGCCATTGTGCCCGTGTAGGAAATGTTGGAGAGGATGTCTTTGACCGTGGTCTGCTCGATGGGTCTCCCCTGCCTACCTCTGATTCCGCGCCCCGCGAGTGTCTTTGCGATGGCGTAGGCAGATTCCCCGGCAAGGTATCTTTGGTAAATCTCCTTTACAATCTCGCCCTCTGCTTGGATAATGCGGAACATCTCACCATCCCATTGGTAGCCGTACGGTGCTTTATGCCCGTTTGGAACCCCCTGTCTGAAACGCCTCCGCACACCCCATCGGATGTTGTCGCCGATGCTTCTGCTCTCCTCTTGGGCAAAAGATGCGAGCAGTGTCAAGAGCAGCTCTCCGTCCTCGGATGTGGAATCAATGTTCTCTCGCTCGAAACGAACGGCGATCCCCTTCTCTTTCAACCGTCGGACGGTATGAAGGCAATCCACGGTGTCACGGGCAAAACGGCTGATACTTTTGACAAGCACCAAATCAATCTTCCCGGTGTTGCAATCGGCGATCAGGCGCTTGAACTCCGTCCGATGCGTGGTACTTGTGCCTGTGATACCTTCGTCCGCATACACGCCTGCGTATTCCCATTCGGGATTATTCTGGATGAGGGTACTGTAGTAACTGACTTGCGCCGCAAGGGAGTGGTGAAGTGTATCCACAGAGACGCGGGCATAGGCAGCCACACGCAGTTTTTTCTGCAATGTCTGAGTTTGTTGGACTCTTCGTATCTTCATGGTGCTCCCTCCTTTCCAGTCCTATATTCCCGTACTATCCGCACGATAGCAAGTCAATATCTGAAAATAGTACGCCGATGACGGGGCGATATTTCTCGCGCATTTTCGCTTCAAACGCAAGATACTCGTCCTCTGACAAAAGCCCGCTCTGCAGCATTTTCCATGAAGCACGCATCACCATCTGATACGTCATTTCCCGAAGTCCATCTCCCTTGCTCATTTCAACATCTCCCTTCATGAAGCAGCAGACAAAAATGGCTCTTGTGGTCACCTTTGTAGGCATAAAAATAACCCGACGATAAGCCGCCGGGCGTTGAAGTTGTTATGTATCCTACTGATTTTTAAGGCTGTCCATCATGTCCTGCAATTTCTGCGGAACGGGAAGCCCCATCCGCGCTGCATTCTCGATGATCGAGATTCCCTCATTCGAGATGTAGAAGAAGATCACAGCCGAGCGCAGGACACAGCCGCTCCCGATGATGTGGACATCAAGGACATTCGCCACGCCGACAAGGGTGAAGATGCAGACTTTCTTGCAAATGCCCTTGAATCCTATCGCACTGGACAGCTTCTTCTCCACGACGGCACGCAGAACTCCTGTGACATAATCCGTTGCCACGAATGCGACGAGGGCATAGAGCAGATCATCGAAGCTGCCGAGAAACTCCCCGACAACGATGCCGATGCCCGCCGCATAGAGGCGTATTGTCAAAATCTGATCCATAATCAAAGACCTCCTGCCTTTTTCCATTTACTGAGATGATTCATCCTGCGCAGACGGTAGTTATAGCATCCGCGCATCAGTTCCGTAAGCTGCCCATCTTTCCATAAATATAAGGGCGATCCTGTGTTGATTAGGTATTTCCCTTGTCCCAGAGGGCAGAGACTGGTACGAGCCGTTGGATTTGTTGGAATCTCCATGAGTAGCTCATCCTTTGCACTGTAAATCTTTGAGATATATTTTTTCCCGGAGATAAGATAATCCAGATTTGCGGGAAAGCGCATATACATTCCGTCATGGAGCGGATAGCGGACACTGTAATCCGGTGCGCTCCATCTGCTTTCCGAAGTATAAGATTCCCCTGTAACAGAGTCTCTTGACGTTGTTTTGGTTTTCTCCATCCAAGGTTCCATGTTCTGACCGTCGAAGAACACATATCGGTCGGTGCTGACATGGCTTCCGTCTCCCCCATGCTCTGATGTTGCGTGCCATATCATCACTTTGAAGTTCCCTTCTTTATCCACCCGCCCGCCTTCTGTTTGACAGCTATAGAGGTCAGTGGGACCGGATACGGCGGGAGCACCAAATATCTGCACAAGATCGTATGCGGCGATGATCTCTCCGTTGCATTTAACAGCGAGAATACTGTCACGCTGATCCGCCCCGACGAGCGGGAACACGAGGACATTTACAGCTTCGAGGGTATAGAGATTTCCCCGTTCATCCATTTCGGCATCGAGCATTCCATAGCCTGAGACATACGCGAAGTGGCGACTGCTGTTGACCATCCATATATCCTCTTGGGAAAAGCCGAGCGGATGAATCTTTCCTTTTGCGTAGTACGAATGGAGCATCTGGTTTTTTTGATCCTTCCACTTTATTTGGAGAAGTGGGATGCCGGAAAGGACATTCGTCGGAACATAACTGATGCCACCCTCGGATTCATGCCCGTAGACGCAGCGACCGTCCGTCCAGATCCACTCTCCCTCACGAACGGTTCGATTCCCTATGCAGGTAAGCCATGCGCCATCCGCAAGCACCCGATTCCCGCTCACAGCTTTCACTCGCGCCCTGTGCATATCCCTCACGCTCCCACAATGACGGCGATACCGCCCCTTGAAATCTGTACCCACACCAAACTCCCCTCTGACGTATTGCAGTCCACCGCCGCACGGAAGGGATAGGAGCGCTCCCCGATATGGACACGTCCGTTACGGATGATACCGCGCTGGGCGCGAGATTCCTGAGATTGTCCATTACGCAGTCCTGCTTGGATTGCTGCCGCAAGCCCAACAACTCCATTCATCCGTACCACCTCACCATCTTGATTGTCTGCCGCAAAAGACGCGGCGTAAGCTCTACCGTATTGGACTGAAGGAAGTATTCGTGTCCCTCGAATCGGATGCGCTCGGTAAAATCGACGATGTGGTCAATGTCGGGAACGCCGCTACGAATCCGTGCGCGAATCTCCACCGTGACTGTCTCCTGCGTCTTGCGATTGAGCCATTCGATTTCTCTCGTCAGCATTCGCAGATAATCTGCGCCCACAACGGGAAACTCGGTGTCGATGAGCGAGGAATACGGAAGCTCATCATCGCTCGCGTAACTTGCACCAAGGCTGAGATTCGACTGCTCGACGGTGAACTGACTCGCCTTGCCGCCGGGCTTTCCCTGCGACAAACTGCTCCCCTCCAATGCGCCATCGACATAAACCGTGGTTGCATACCATCCGTAGCCGAGCGGCGCGTGGTAGGTGATGCGCTCCGTTCCCTTCTCATTGCTCCAATCTTCCCAGTCATATTCCGTGTGCTTCTTCCCATCATTGACGGGTTCTGTTGTACGCTCCCATTCCTTGAAGAGGTAAACGTCGCGACCTGTGGAGGCGTAGGCGTAATCCGTGCGGCTGGTCGAGCCGCCCACATTGTGCGTGCGCTTCTCCGCGAGGTATTCCCCATCGTATGTGTAGGTGCTGTAACCGTTCTCATTCGTCTCACGGACGAGAAAGCCGTTGGAGTAAGTGCGGCTGATTTCTTTGAAGGAAATTGTGCCGGTGAAAGGAACGGGAGCGGTATCCTCCTCGTTGTGCGCTCCACTTTCATGATTGTTGTTCGCGCTGTGCCAGACGGAGCGCACGAGTTTCCGTTCGATGGTCGGCTGCGCGTGCGGCCAGTTCGTAATGTCAATGACAGATTCCTCCATACCGCGCTGAATGATATGAAGCGTATCTCCCCGTATGAACACGTTGATCTGCCTCTGGGGCAATTTCGCCGTCCATCCGAAAAGTGCCACGATGAAATCATGGTAGGTCATCCCACTGCCCTCGAAGTTCTGGGATGGGGTGAAATCATCGGTCAGACGATGCAGTTTCAAGCCAAGTGCCCCCGCGATCTCGGCGACATAGCGTGACACCTTTGCCCGCTCGACATAGATGTGGATTGCCGTATAGAGGAGAGAATCCCTGCTATACGTTCCCTTGACGGACTGCACGATGCCCCGCTGACTCGTTTCCTCGACGAGAAAGCGAAAGGCATAATCCAGTACGCGCCCCTGAACGCTGTCGCCGATGGAGAGCGGATGCACAGTTTCAATCTGAATCGTATCGGACAGCGTAAGCTCCCCGAGTGTCACGGAGAAGGAGCGAATGCCCCGCTCTCTGAACGCAGCGTAGGTAAGCGTGTGCGGAATCTCAATCCTCGTATCTGCAAGGATGTGCGACTGCTTGATGAGAGTTCGCTTTGTATCTGCTAGAACCTTATCCCCACGACCAATGCGGCGTATGGTTTTTGCCTTGACAACAATCTTCTGCGTGATTCGGATGTGGCGCACCGTATCTGCATGAAGAGTGAAAACAACTTGAAGTTTACGTGACGTATCTCCGCTCACCTGTACGGATTGACGAAATACGGGAATCACACTGACGTATATGACTGGCTTGATGTGAACACGCCCCATCGGCAGCCACGCAATGCAGATGCCGGGCTTCAGCTTGATGCTCATGTCCCCGCTCTCCATCCGAACTGCCGTCCTGAGAGTTCCGCAATCGTCATAGATGTAGTTCGCCCGTCCATAATGACAGAAGTCGGATTCTGCGCGGCGATATGTCTGCCATACGCCGTAACATTCCCGCCACTCTTTTCAAGTGCCGTCAGAGCGCACAGTCCCTCCGCCGTCCGATAGGCAGGATTCCCAATGAGCGCGATTCCTGTCACACGAGAATCTGCACCATACTGCGTGGACAGTGCGGTGACATCAACCGTTTGCAGAAGCTCCTGATTCGCAGCCGTCGCTTCATAACTTCCATCCCCGGAGTCGGTCATGGTCGTTTGCGTTTCCTTAATCGGCAGCATAACGACCTGCTCTCTCGGACTGATTTCCTCATCCGATAGGATAAGATTCGAGATGAGGATATTATCATTCTTGCTGAGTACCATGAGAATCTTCGCGTGTGTATCATTGGCGTACCAGATATTTCTATCCCGCTTGTTGCAAAGTACGCGCTCATTTACTATCACATGAAAGATTCCGTCATTGTTTTTTCCCTGTTTGATGTGGAACCACAAGCTGTTGATTGCATCCGGGCGCACAAATTCAGCAGTTTCGTAAATATCGAACACAGTGCTGTCATCATGCCCCTCAATATCCCACTGCCCTCGGTGCGGGTACACTCTGACCCAGTTGGCAAATCCAATACCGATTTCAAGACGGGAATCCGATGCATTTTTTGGATTCTTGAGGTACATATCGAGTTTTACATAAACCTCGTTAGGTGCCTCGGAAAGGGGAAGCCCTTTATATTCTTCCGGCTGCCAGAAGGATACGCCCGTCTTACTGTACTGCTCGCCCGTCACCGTCGTGCCGCCACGAACTGAGAGCAGCTCCGCATAGCCCGGATTGATGTATTTGAACGCCATACGAACCTCCTCAATTCGAGACTAGGAGTCCCTCTGCCTGAATGTCCACGCTCGTATCCTGCTGCGGCGGCTCATCGACACCGCTGAGTGCCTTGACCCAGAAAATCGTATTCTTATCAGCAACATTGGATAATGAGATACTGTCTTTCCACTCGGCGGACTCCAATACTGTTTCGGCAGTGTATCCATTGTTGATTGCCGCTTTCCACTTATCCGCATGATCTCCAACGAATTTGATCGTCAAGGCTCCGTCGATATGGAAGCCGCTCTCGCAGCGCATGGCGCATTTGACGGCTTTCTCCTCTGCCTTGCCCGCATCAAGGAGGACGGAGATCGGAGAAAGCTCTGTACCGGAGCTGACCTCCGTCCCGTCTTTCCCACCCTCTGTCGGATTGTTCGTATAGATATGCAAGAGTTCTGCCATTGTCACACCCTCCAAAATTCCAGAGACAGTTTATATGCCTTCGGGAAATGCGCCATATACTCGTAGGATTTCACCACAACACGCATAGAGGACAGGATGTTCCCGCCCTCATCGGTCACGGACACCATTGTGCGGCTGTCCCAATAGCCTTTGATTTTCTCCCAGTCACGAGCCGTTACAATAACGGAGCAGGAAATGCGGTCGCCCTCTGTGATATGCCCGAAATCCTGAACCACCGCACCGCCGACGATTTCAATGATTTGCTGACGATCGTCGGGAACGGTCTGCCAGTTCTCGACACTCAGTGTTCTGACCTCACCAATGTGAATATGAATTGGAATCACCCCCTAGGGCATTTTCAACGGCAGGGCGGATGCGGTCGGCGACGTGGTCGGCAAGCATACGCATCCCCTCGTTGTCCTCCGTAACAGCGTTCTCGATTTGTACCTGTATGTGAATCTGCCGATTGTCCGTCATGGATGGCGCAGTTTGCTCCCCATTTCTCGATGAAGGGACATTCTGTCCCCCGCTTGAAACAATCTGCGCTTGCCGTCCAAGCCCTCCCATCAGCTCCGCATACGAAAACTCCTGCCCGTTGACACGGATGCGGGAACTGTCCTCACGCTTCTCGGGAGCAAAATTCGGCAGCAGATTTTCCATCGACCACTTGCGCCCCTCTTGGAACTGCTGCAGGAGTTCCGGCGTCAGCCTCAGATCCTCTGCCGTAAACTTGTTCTTTTTGCGCAGGTACTCCATCAATCCGACCTGTCCGAATTTCTTGAATACCTGCAGTTCCTCTTTCTGGGAGCGCAGGACTTCCAGAGCGGCATTACGCTTGGCATCGAGCTTTTCCTTCTCCGCCCAGCGTGTCGCTTCGACCTCATCCAGTCCCTTCTGTACCCACGCATCCTTCTCTCGCTCGATCTCCGCAAGGCGATTTTCGAGTTCCGTTTTCCAGATGGAGTCAATATTGGAAGCGACATCCCGCTCCCACTGCTCCATCACTCGTGCCTTGCTCTCACTGAGCCAGTTCTGCGTTTGGACTTCATCTAGTCCCTTCTGACGAAACGCATCGGCTTCACGGGCGATGGAATCTAGCTTGTTTTGGAGATCAGTCTTGTAGAGCGCATTCGCCTTGTCCACAACGTCCCGCTGAAAGTCAGCGTAAATCTTCGCTTCTTTTGCCAGACGGTATTCGTCAATGAGGTGAGGATCTGCCCCCTTCTGAAAGGAGTCGAAGGCCTCACGATCCAACGCATGAAGGCTGTTCTGGATGTCCGTGTGCGTCAGTGTATATAAATTATCCGTCAGTTGTGCGGTCGCCCTTGCAGACTCGCTGACCGTCTTTGCGGCATCTTTCTCTGCCGCCGCACGGATTTTCGCAGCTTTGGCATTCTGCTCCTGCGCCTTGGCATTCTTCTCCGCCTCGGCACGCGCCTTCTCCTCTGCCGCCGCTTTCTCCTTGGCGAGTTTCTGCTGTTCTTGGAACTGCTTGTACTCATCACCATAGAGCGCGTCCAGAACTGCACCGCCGAGGAACGGAATCGGGATAAGGGGCGCAGCCACAGGATGATTCTTCATGAGCCAGCTGTTCGCCTCGGCGTGTTCGTTTACCTTATGAATCTGCTCACCAACAAAGCCCGCAAGTTCTGCAACGGTCTTGAGTGCCTCACCCCATCCGAGAACGGCATCCTTGATTTCGTCCTTGTTGTCCCGAATCGTCTCGATGAATGTCTGAAACCCATCATTGATCTCGGGCATGAGTTCCTCGGCGACAGGAAGGAGAGCCGCACCGAGGGCAAGTTTCAGCTGCCCCGCTTCCATCTCCATCGCACGCCATTTAAGATAGGTCTCGTGTGCCTGCTCCGGGTCGAGCAGCCCCGTGGTCTTGACACGCGAGGAAATCGTCATCAGGTCGTCATACTGTTCAAGAATCGGGATGAGTGCCGCACCACGCGCACCGAGCACCTCGGCGGTATACGCCTCCTCCATCCCAGCCTCGCTTGCGGTCTTGTACCCTTTGGCGAGCTGTGCCAGCTGCTCGTTGAGCGGCAGGAGATTCCCCTGTTGATCTTTGATTGCGATGCCGAAGCGCGAGAGTGCGCGTGTTGTATCATTCCCGCTCTCTCCTGCAGCGGATACCTGCTTGTCGAGTCGTGCAATCAGCGGAATGACGCTCTTGATATCCGTATCCGCAAGCTGAAACATACGCCCAAGTTCAGCGGCTTCACCCGCCGAGACGTGGAGACGCTGCGTCAGCTTGTAGACGTTCTCACCCGCAAGCATCGCATCTTTGGTGATATTGAACAGCCCTGCGCCTGTTGCAGCAACAGCCATAACGGCAGCCATCTTCGTTGAGAGGACATTGAATCCGCTCGTTAGATTCTTGACACCCGCCTGTGCCGCTGTCATTCCCGCTGTGATGCGCCCACCGAGCGTACCGGAGAGAACCGCACTCTCCTTGAGGCGATTGTTGAGCTTCCGCACCTCGGCTTCGGTCTGCGCAACAGTGCGCTGCTGCCGCAGGAGATTGCTCTCGGCACGGCGATAGGCGGCACTGTCCACACCATCATTCTTTTTCGCAGACTGCAAAACGGCGGCAAGAATCTGTTCCTTCTGCCGTTGAATGTCCAGCTCGCGGTTAATCGCCTGATAGCGCACCTTGATCTTGTCGAGTTCCGTCCCCACGCCATCGAGTTTCGCGAGGTCGGCATCCAGTTTCAGATGGATGTTGTTTGCTTTGCTGTTCAGCCGCGCGATGGAGTCGGACACAGTTTTGCCCGCCGTGTCGAAGTCCAGCTGCAGCTGTGCGATGTTGAGACCGATGTCGAGATAGAGTTCATCAATCTTTTGTCCGCGCTGTGCCACCCTATCCCCTCCCTACATCACGTCGTCAATAAATCGCTCGGACAATCTTTCTTCGCAGATCGCCGTTACCACAAGCTGATCGAGCAGGAACGCAATCTCATGTGAATCAATCTCCTGCATCGTCCACCCATAGGCGGACTGCAGCCGCTCGTAGTAGCGCAGTAAGTTCTGGTACGGAGAAAGAACTACGCCTCTTTCCCCGTCTCCTCGTTTGGGAGGTTCACCAGTTTGGAAAACGTCAGCGACTGAATCCAACGGAATAGTGCGCGTGTCAGTGGTACGATATCCGCGACATCCACATTTTCGTCGATGACTTCTTTTGTGACATCATCACGTCCGAATCCGAGAACGATTAGACGGACGTGCTCGTCCAGAAAGTCCTCAAGATCCATGTCCTGTTTCTCTGCATCAAAAAAAGCAAGGAACTCGCGCCAGACCTTCATCTTCGGAGGATTCGGCACGATCTCCCTGCCCGCAATATGCAGTATCGGTGTATCCATCGTAACCTCCCTCAGACCTGCTCGTACCACTTCGTCCCCGTCTCAGCGGCAAAGCCCGCCGCCTCCTCGTCCGCCTTGGCGTAGGACAGCCCGTCCGAGAGTCGGTAGATCGCCTTTGCCGTCAGCGTCGGCGTGTCGAACTGGATGCTCTCCTGCTTCGAATTGCCGCTCTCCGAGGGTTCTGTGAATTGGACTTTGTAGAATTTGGTGTATCTCTTCTTGCCGTTGCGCTTATCCGACTGGAAGAGAACAGCAAAGTACGGCGCAACGTCATCCTTGCCCGCCTTCATCACGCCGTTCTCGATACTGTGTCCCAGAAGATACGCTGTGTATTCCAAAGGAAGCGCGGCAGTATCGAAGGTCAAATCGTAGGATGCGGTATTGGATGCTGTATCCACGGACTGCCCGTCGGCGAAAAGCTCCGCTTGATTCGTCTGTGGCTTGATGTCCACCTTGCGCAGGAGCTTCCCGAGCGGGATCGGAGCTTCGTAGGTCGCCGCTCCTCCTGCCACATCGGTGAGCATCTTGGCGATATGAAGTTTCTGGATATTGATGAACTGCCCGCTCGTAAGATTCGCGGCGGGCTTTCCTGTTGGTGTTGGTGTTGGACTTGGCATTTTATTCTCCCTCCACTGCTGTTCTGTAATCTGTGATTTCCACGAAAATATCTTTCTCTGTCAGTTCCTGGGTCTGCGCACGCACAAAGCCGAGTGGCAAAAGCGCGTTCTGCACGGCGTGATGAATCTCTCCGAATCTCCCATCCTTCGTCAGAATATGGATACGCACCGTCACGCGCCGTTCCAACTCCATACCATCGGCTGAGAGCGCAGGAACGTCGGAAATGACGGTGTAGACAATAATCGGGTATGTCCCCGCATTGGGACTGCGTCCGTGGTAGATGCTCTTCTTTCCGTGAGCGAGAAGCTGCGTCAGCTCCTTCGAGCGCACAAGTTCCTGATACACCATCCGCGCCGTGCTCATTTCCCTCTCCTCCGTATTGCCGCTCGGACAGCATCAACAATGGCAGAACGAATACTGTCCTTCTTAGCGTCGAGCGCGGGATAGAGAAACGGACGGTTGATGCGCGGACTGAACTCGACGAGTACGCCATAGGGAACGCCATCCTGCGACTCTGCATCTGCTGCGATCCTCCAAACGGAGCCATCCCTCCTGCGCGGCCGCTTGTGGATGGAGTCACGGAGTGCGCCCTTGACCACGCGCTTATCTGTTCCTGTATAGACGGGACAGCGGTTCTTTGCCTCCGCGACCACATCGTCCGCTCCGTGCGCGAGTGCTGCCTTTGCCGCAGCCGTGGTCTCCGCACCGAGTTCCGAGAGGATCTTCTCGGCAGAAATGAATCCTCGGTATCTAGCCATCCTCCATCAACTCCCTGCATTCCAGAACAAGCCATTGTTTCTTCCCGCCGAGCGGATACGGCGGCGCGATAGGTGTGAGCGTTTTGTCACCCCAACGAATACGATCCGTCACGCGCACATCCATGCGGTAACGAATGACGATGCGGTAATCTACCTCCTGCACCTTCTCCGCATACCCGTCCGAGATTTTTGCGGCAAAGGGCAGAACGAGTGCCCATGCCTTTGCAATCTCCTGCGTTGTTTGCGCGAGGATATTCCCCTCATCATCCGTATCCGTCACGGGGCGCAGGATGGAGATTCGATGACGCAGTTCGCTCATAGACACCTGCATCTAAAAGACCTCCTTCCGCACACCGAAGAGAAGAGACCGGAGTGTCAGCGCAAGCCCTCTATGATCCGCTTCCTCCCGGTGCTCGTATAGATAGGACACGGCGTAGAGAATTGCAACGCGCACAATCGCCTGATCTTCAACCTTGGACAGCTTCTTCACGCGCAGTAACGCTGTACAGATTTGTTCTGCCGTTTCCGTAAAGCTCGTGATGAGATCATCCTCCTCATCCCCGTCAATCCTAAGATACTGCTTGACTGCTGCAAGCGGCACAAGCATAGAACCACCTCCCTTCTTTTGCCGCAAAACCAATGAAATTACTGATAAAATGGATAAGTGGACGATTTATCAGCCCTTCATCTTGAGTGTCTGCACGGCTTCCTCGAGGACGAGTTTGCCGTCCACGCGCTCCTTCATAACGTAGCCGACCATACCGTTGCCCGCAAACAGCTCCTTCAGTTCCTGCAGAGAGCGCGTGCCACGGTCGCCGATGTTGTAGTAGGAGTAATCGCCGAACGCGATGACGGTCTTGCCCGCCTCGACGGCAGGCATATACGCCGAGGAATACACAGGATAGCCGAGCAGACGGTCGGGTTCGCCCATCTGGTAGGACGGCTGCCAGAAATACGCCCCATTCGCGTCCTTGAGCTTTCGGATGCTTGCAAGCGTCTGGTCGTTGACGATGAACGCCGCATTCTTGCGGTAGGGACGCTTGAGGCTGTAGACGAGCGTCACGAGTTCATCCGCCTTGAGGTCTGCCGCCGCCGTGGTGACAGATGTTTTTGCCGAGGTGAGAAGACCCTTGGGCTTGTGCGTGCCGTCTCCATTGAGGAACGCATCCTCCTCTGCGTTGCCGAGAGCCTTGCCGAACTGCTCGATGAGGTAGTTCTCAAGGTTGAAGGCGTTGTCGTAGAGCAGTTCCTCCGTCACCTTGACCGCAACGTGGAGTTTGTGCGCGTCAAGAACGATCTGGTCGAAGGTCGCGTCCCCGAAGGTGAGTGGCGCACCTTCCTCAATCCACGATGCCGCAGGTTTGGTGGCGGCAATGTTGATCTTGTGCTCCCCGCTTGTGGTAATCACCGTCGCAAGCGGACGCAGGACATTCTCCTCATTCAGAACGTCGATCAGACGCTGATCGTATTCCTCGGGAACGAGATAGCCGCCGTTTGCATCCACGCCTTCCTGCAGGACGTTCTCCACCTGTCGGAAGTTCGTACGCAGTGCTTTGAGCATTGCCGAGCGATAGCCTTCACTTGCACGTCCTGTCTTTTCTACATTGAGCGCAGCCCCCGGCATATTGGTAATCGCTGCCGTCACGGGCTTTGCAAGCTGCGCGTCGAGAATCGCCTGACGCTCCATGCGCTCGATATCCTTGCCGAGTGCAAGCACCTCATTCTCCATCTGCTCGTACGCTTTGGCATCTTCGGCTGTGAGATGCCCGTCCTTTTCGTGAGAATCCAGAAACTGCTTTGCCTGTTCCCACATTTCTGCACGCTTCTCGCGCATTGCCATGATCTTATCCATGTGTTTGTCCCTCCGTTAATTCCTTAATGTGAAATAGAAAAGAGCCGTCGTTTGATCGGCTCTGCATCGACATTGTGTGTTCCCTGCCCGAATTTCGAGAGCAGAGAGTTCGTGACGGCGGCACGGGAGAAGATCAGCCCGTCTGCTGCCTCGCCTGTGAGATGTTCCCTATTTTCGTAGAGAACAGAATCCGCAAATCCAAGCTCCACCGCCTTCTTTGCATTCATCCACGTCTCGGCATCCATCAGCCGTGAAATCTTCGCACGGGACAGGCCCGTCTTGATCTCGTAGGCGTTGATGATGCTCTCTTTGATCTCGGCAAGGAACGTGATCGTTCGCTCCATCTCATGTGTATCCCCGATGGAGACGGTCATGGGATTATGCAGCATCAACAAACCTAGAGGAGAAATCTCAACCGTTGATCCTGCCATCGCAACAACGGATGCGGCAGACGCGGCAATCCCGTCAATCTTGACGGCGACATTCCCCTTATACTCCATCAGCATATTGTAGATCTGTGCCGCCGCATAGCAGTCGCCGCCCGGCGAGTTGATCCAGAGGTCAATATCTCCCTCGGCGGCATTCAGTTCAGAACGGAACATCTGGGGAGTGATCTCATCGCCCCACCACGTCTCGTCCGAGATTTCACCATCCAGAAGCAAGATACGCTTCTCTCCCTCGTTCCACACCCAGTTCCAAAATTTACGTTTCATCACTTACTCCCTTCTGTCTGCCGGCAAACAGCCCTGCGTCCCTCAGTTTCGTCATGTTCCCGTTGATGAGATACAAATCTCCACCCTCGTCTGCTTCGATGGGATTCATGTCCTCGAGACTGCGGATGTCGTTCGCGGAGAGCCATCCGTTCTGACGCCCAACAGCATAGCCCTCCATGCGGCTCTTGTAGTCTCCGCGCAGCAGCCCGTCTACGTTGAAGCGGATGAAGTAGTCCTTCCGCTCCTTATCTGTCAGAAGTGCTTTCTGCAGGGACTGCTCCCACCGCACCACCCACGGATTCAAAGTGTATTTAACGAACTCCAAGGACTGTTGCTCGATATTGGAAAACGAGGATTTCTCCAAGTCTCCGACCATATGCGGCGGCACACGGTAGAGCCGTGCAATCTCGTCGATCTGAAACTTCCTCGTCTCAAGGAACTGCGCCTCCTCGGGTGGAATGGCAATCTGCTGATACTTCACGCCTTCCTCGAGCACGGCGATTCTGCCCGTGTTCATCGTACCGCCGTAGACGGCGTGCCAACTCTCTCGCAGCTTTGACGGGTCTTTGAGCACCCCCGGATGTTCGAGTACGCCTCCCGGACGCGCACCATTCTTGAAGAATGCCGCGCCATACTCTTCCGTTGCAAGCGCAATGCCAATGGCGTTCTTTGCCATAGCGATGGGAGAATAGCCGACAAGTCCGTCGAATCCGAGTCCCGGAATATGCAGCACATCCTCACGTCGCAGACGAATCTGCCCCTTGTCCGCAAAATTCGGATTCTCCTCCGTGGTTCTCGTGTAGGTGTAGTAAAGCTCACCCGTGTAGCTGTCGCGGCTGACCTCCATCTTGTCCGGGAGGAGCGGATAAAGTCCGAGAACACGTCCTCTTCCATCCCGCAAAATTTGTGCGTACGCATTCCCCCACAAAAGAAGGTGACTCATCATCGTTTCGCGAAATATAAAGGAGGTCATCTCGGGATTCGGCGCATCGTGGAGCAGGAAGTACAGCGGATGCTCCGGCACACGCTCCTTTCCCTGCCCTTGGTAGGCGTAGACGTGAAGCGGCAGCCCTGCGATGGACTCCGCGAGGATACGGACACAGGCATAGACTGCCGTTGTCTGCATTGCAGTACGCTCATTGACCGGCTTGCCCGCCGCCGTCTGGCCAAACAAAAAGGACAAGCCGCCGATATGATTTCTGGGCTTGTCCCGAGAACGGAAGATTTTTGTAAAGAAATTCACGAGCATCACGCTCCTTCGGAATTATGAAAGGAAAAAAATGAACTTACAAAAAATAGATTATGCTTTAAGCGTATGCAAAGTTACATCACCAGATACGATTGACTTGAATAAGGACTTTTACTTCGTTGGAAAAACCGATGAAGAAATATCCCTCGTGTGCAAAACATCCGACACGCCGAACAATACCGTAGAACGCGATGATGGTTGGAAGGCTTTCAGGATACAGGGTACTTTGGATTTTTCTCTCATTGGGATATTGTCCAAAATCTCCACCCTCCTTGCTGAAAACAAAATCGGTATCTTCGCCATATCCACATACAACACCGATTATATTTTGGTCAAGGAGGAGAACTTCAACGCCGCGTTGACAATATTGGGGAAAAACGGATACACCATAATCTAAAACACCAAAATTCCTCGCTCATCATAGACAGATGCGGAGGTATCATTCCCACACCGGATCGCACGGTCAAGTGCCATGATGAGCGCAATCACACCGTCGATCTTCTCCATAGATTTCTCCTTGTCCGCCTTAATGTTCCCTGCAGGATCGGTGCGAATGAAGATGTTGTCTGCCATCCAGCGCAGGACGGGATGTCCGCCGTGCGCTATTTTCTTTTCCAACGTCAGCTTCATCAGCTCCTTGGTCGGCGGGCTCATATCCTTGAAGCCCTGCCCGAACGGGACAACGGTGAATCCCATTCCTTCGAGGTTCTGCACCATCTGCACCGCGCCCCATCGGTCAAAGGCAATCTCACGGATGTTGTACTTCTCACCCAGTTTCTCGATGAACGTCTCGATGAATCCGTAATGCACAACATTCCCCTCGGTAGTCATGAGAAAGCCCTGCTTCTCCCACACGTCATACGGTACATGATCGCGCCGTACACGAAGTTCGATATTCTCCTCGGGAATCCAGAAGTACGGAAGCACGGCAAACGGCTCATCTTCCTCCGTCGGAGGAAACACGAGGACAAATGCCGTAATATCCATCGTGGAGGAAAGGTCAAGCCCGCCGTAGCAAACACGCCCCTCCAAGGACTCGGCATCCACAGGTATGGCACACGCATCCCACTTGTCCATTGGCATCCACCGAACGGACTGCTTGACCCATTGATTCAACCGCAGCTGACGAAAACTGTTCTCCTCGGCGGGATTCTGCCGTGCAGAGTCGCAGGCCGCCTGTACCTTGTCGATGCCGACCGTAATGCCAAGCGACGGATTCGACCGTTTCCAGACCTCGGGGTCTGTCCAGTCCTCATCTTCCTTTGCTCCGTAGATCACAGGATAGAAGGTCGGATCAATCTTTCGCCCTTCGAGAATATCCTTTGCTTTCTGGTGTGTCTCGTAGCAGATGGACTGCGTATCCGTTCCCGCCGTAGTGATGAGGAAGTAAAGCGGCTGCATTCGCGCATCGCCGGAGCCTTTCGTCATAACGTCAAAGAGCTTGCGATTCGGCTGCGTGTGCAGTTCGTCGAACACAACGCCGTGGATATTGAAGCCGTGCTTTGAATATGCCTCTGCCGAAAGCACCTGATAGAAGCTGTTCGTCGGCAGATACACCATCCGTTTCTGGGAGGCAAGGATCTTCACTCGCTTGCCGAGTGCGGGACACATACGCACCATGTCGGCTGCGACCTCGAATACGATGCTCGCCTGTTGACGGTCAGCGGCGCAGCCGTAAACCTCGGCACGCTCCTCTCCGTCGCCGCAGCAAAGGAGAAGCGCGACGGCAGCCGCGAGTTCGCTCTTCCCCATTTTCTTGGGAATCTCCACATACGCCGTGTTGAACTGGCGATACCCGTTCGGCTTCAGAATTCCGAAAATGTCTCGGATAATGCGCTCCTGCCAGTCGATCAGCTCGAAGGGCTTTCCTGCCCACGTCCCCTTCGTATGGCACAGGCACTCGATGAATCCCACAGCATAGTCCGCAGAGGATTTGTCATAGTGTGCGTCCTCTGCCATAAACTTTGTCGGTTTATAGTCCATCAGTTTCCGCATAAAATCACCTCCCTCCAAATGTATGTAAACAAGAAAACCACCCGTAGGCGGTTCTCGACAGATTGCGTATTCGTTTAGCTGCGCATCAAGTCCTGCGATTTTTGTAAAACCAGAAATCCCAACTACTTGAAATGCTGTGTATTTTGCCTATAATGCAGGCAACAATGTTATTTTTCCTTTATCCAAGATCCTATATTGATACCATCACCGTGTGTTAGAGAATAAAATAGCAAAAAGGATTTTTTCAAAAAAATGCCTATGAAGGAAAATACACTATACGAGCAGAATAAACAACTAGCTTTACACAAATTTTCTACCTACACATTAATAATTATGAGAGGAATGATATCCATGCTTATCTGCACCATGGGTCGAATAATTGATATTGCGTTTGAAAATTTTAACGAAAACGTATTGTTTCGCCCATTCATAACAAAAGAAGTGACTCCCAAACTCATCCTACCTTTGCAGATGACCAAAGAGATTATGGATAAGATTCATGCGCAAAAACAAGAATATATCAATCATCTGCCACCGCGAATCCATAGATATTTTTCTTTTTTTGACAATATATGTGAAGGAGAATGGTTCTATATTTTTCCAGAAGAACTACTCCATTGCATAGAAAAGGACAACAGAGGAAAGTTTGCGGATTGGCATCAGGTTTACCTTCGCTATAAGAACATGGGGGTAGAAGAAGAGAAAATAAGCGAATACATGAAGGAGTTCGGAGAAAGACTCAACATGTATCTGGCACCTTTGGAAAATCTGTATGAAATTGAATGCTATACGAGTAGGCAAGATAAACTGTATCTTGGAGAGAAAGAAAAATCGAAAAGAGTTTGCCGTTTTTGTGGTAGGACAAAGCCAAAAGTTACGTTTAAGGATGCTGCACATGCGATTCCGTTAGCCCTTGGAAACCATATTTTCTTTAACAACTACGAGTGTGACTCTTGCAATCATTTTTTCGGTGAAGAAATAGAACCGCATCTGAGGCAGTGGATTGCGACTATGATTTTCTTCTCTAGAACACGTGGACGATCAGGTGTACCAGATTTGATATTTGAAAATGGTATGATGAAGTACGACAATGATAAAAACCTGTTCATCATCGTCCAAAAAGGAAATGGAACAGGAAAAGATCCTAAAACGGATGGACAAGAGGCAGAAATTCCATTGATTCAGCTCGGAGATGGAACACCATACATTCCTTCCAAAGCCTATAAGGCATTGGTAAAAATCGCCCTATCCTTTATTCCTGATGAAAAGATGAAAATGTTCGAAAATACTGTTTCTTGGATAATGAACAAAGAGGATAACAGAGATCTGCCAAAGATTGCTTATATGCTGTCCACGAAACCTGTGATGAACCCTCAACCAGAGATCACATTGTTTTTGCGAAAGGAAGACTCCCCTTCTGACATTCCTTATGCCGTCGCATTCCTTTCTATGTGTGGGATGGATATTGTTTATATAATACCGTTTTGTATATCTGATGGAACAAATTTTGCATTGCCCTGTGCCTATGAAAAATATTGGAGCACATTTGCATTGTATAGCGCAGTTCCCGGCTGGAACTTTGAGAATCTGTCACGTAATACAGCAGTGACACCAAGGTTGAATCTTCGTTTTCAGCAAAACAAGAATAGCTTGTAATGAAGTATATAGTCTTTCGTAAATTATTTATTTACACCAAGAAAGCAAGGGGTGTCATACATTCTTCGTAACCGCCTGTACGTCCTTATGGCAGATGGCGATCTCAGGTTTTTTGGCACATCTGTTGCCAAGCCAGTATCCGTAAAGATACGGGTCAACAGGAAGATCGCACGCCCCGAAATTAAGCATCTTTGCCACAGGGATACGGATAATGGAGCGGCGTGCCTCCTTCTCGTTATCCCGATATTTTTCTCTGTGCCTCATCGTTCGGCGATAGATTTCGCCCGTTGTCCAAAGGACGGATTGCGGCTTCCCGATGATGTGATCCACATTCCAGAGATGTCGCTCTCCCGCGACGATGGACGATCCGTCGCAAAAGGTCAATCGATAGGCTTGCTCGGTGTCATCCACATCGCTTTTGGCGACAACACGGCAGGGCTGTCCGTTTTCATCAAAAACGGTATCTCCCACGCGAATGTCGCCCATTGTTGTAAACCCGCTCGGTGTAGGGATTTTCGTGTCGAGAGCAAGCTGTTTTCACTGTTTCTTGGGAATCTCCACATACGCCGTGTTGAACTGCCGATACCCGTTCGGCTTCAAAATTCCGAAAATATCTCGGATAATGCGTTCCTGCCAGTCAATCAGCTCGAAGGGCTTTCCTGCCCACGTCCCCTTCGTATGGCACAGGCACTCAATAAATCCCACGGCATAGTCCGCAGCGGCTTTGTCATAGTGCGCGTCCTCTGCCATGAACTTCGTCGGTGTGTAGTCCGTCAGTTTCCGCAAGCAATCACCCCCATCAAAAAAAGCCGCTGTCAGCGACTCACAATATCTGAAACAAGAAGCAGCCCCGAAGGGCTGTTTTGCCTCTTGGCGCGGCTTAGATGCGCTTCATGCACCAAGCCATCGCGTGCCCGCCGTCCTCGAAAAGCTCCGTAGCGGCTTCGACGAGGTTCAGGCGGCATTCGATGTCTGCCAGTCCCGTCTCCTCCGGCGTTTCGACCATCTCGTAGACGGCTGCGTGGAATCCCCAGCATTCCATCCCGACGACAAGGATCTGCTCGCCGTAGCGCAGGATCGCGCCGCTCGTCCCAAACCGCATCCCATCGAGGTACTCCATCGTGGTGGTCTGCGGCCATCTTGCTTCTGCGTTCTTCATTTTGTGTTCCTCGCTTTCTGTGTGTAGGTTGTCCCCTTTGTCATTTACATATTTGCTCTAAACACAGAATATAGCAAGTCATATTTTGGATAAACTACACTTATATTTCAAGAGAAACACAGCCCCGAAAGGCTGTGCAAAAGTCGTGAAACTATCGCCTATTGTTCACCCGTGAGGATAAATCGCACATACGCCACGCGGTCTTCCTCGATGAAGCAGACCAGTTCGTAGAAGCCCATCTCGAACGCCATCCGCTGAACACCGGGAACATCGAACATATTCACCCGCCCCGAATCGCGGATGTCCATGATCTGGGCGAAAATTTTCTCGTTCATGATCTGCTGCCTTTCTGCACGATACGGAAGGAGTCTATGCCGGAGATCAGGTTCAGTGACGAGCCTGTCTCCCACCGAACGAGAATCTGTCCCGCGTCATCGACGCCCATGACCTCGCCTATCGATCCCGTCGGCGGGGCTTGCGGATCGTCCATTCCGAGGAGTTCCACCTTCGTCCCGCTCGGGTATCTCTGCCGCAATGCGGCGATCTGGTCCTTACTCGGAAACCGCATGATCCTCAGCCTCCTTCCGATGTCCACTCTTAAACGCGCTGCTGCCCGTGAGGTTCTGCAGGAGAATCTTGCGCGACTGTTTGTAGGCGTTTCCGATCATACCGAGGCGCAGGAGGAAGCAGCGGAATGCGTATTTCTCGTTGTCCACGATCTTTTCCTTTGCCGTAACGCGCTTCTGCGTCCGTGCCATCGTACAGAGTTTGCTGATGAATTCAGCGTATGCCTTTGCCGTCTCGTCGGTGATCGTGCCGTGCAGCCACGCAAAGGTGATGCGGTCGCCCTCCAGCGTGTAGGTCGCTTCCCTGATGTCAAAGGCGTGGCGAATCAGCCGTCCCTTGCTCAGAAGAAGTGCATCGAGATTCTGCAGTGCCGTCTCGGTGAAAAGGGTGCGTGGAAGGCTGATGGAAAGGCTATCCTCATCGGTTGCTGCGACGGCTTCCTCCATCGCGGTAACTTCTGCCGACGTTTCTGTTGTTATCGACTCATCCTCTGTCGAAGCTACTTCAGCAGAGTCGTTTGCCACGCCCGTCTGGATCGGCTTGTCTTCCCCTGTGTCCCCACAGGAAGCCTCGTTCTCCCCGCCCTTGGACATGAAGCCCGCCTCACGCAGTGCCGTGCGCACACGCGCAACGGTCGCTTCGTCGGTGGCATCGTCGAAGCAAAGGCTACCGTCCTTCATGATTTCGAACGCACCGACCTTGTAGGAAAAGCTTGGTGCGCCGCAGTAGGTGGGCTTCATCTCGAGCACCTTTCCCACAATCCCGACCATCGCCTTGCGCTCTTCCTTCTGGATGTTGTAATTGACCTTCATGGTGGTTTCCTCCTTTATGAACTTTGGTCATTACATTCATCACTCGTACGGGAAGAATTAGCAAGCGGATTGTGTTGTATACACCATAGCCTCAGTGAGATAAACCGCAGTGCGTCATCATTTCACAGAATGAGGAGCAGTCATGCGCTCGAGCATCTTGCCCGTCATCCAGATCGCCCCGTCAATGACAAGCGGCAGGAAGATGCGGTCGCGGAATCTGCACCATCCCGTCTCCTTCTCTGCGCTCTCACGAAGTGCCGCCGTATATGCCGCCGATACTTCACGCGCCGCCGGGAGCCCTTTCTCGTGCATCCAGAGGACGGTCGCTTCCTTTGCCTCCGTCCGCACGAAATCTCCCACATGATTCTTCAGTTCATTTTGAATGTGTTCCAGTTTCATCTTCAACACGCTCCTTCATAATCCGTTACCCCACGCGCAATGGCGCGGGCAAATTCATCCTGCCGGCTGCGGAGCAATTCTGCGTCACTCGCATGGTCAATAAACGCAAGCTCCACAAGTACAGCGACCGCATCCGTGTTGCTCAGAACGTACAAACCGTTGACACCGGGCTTTGCCCCCTTCACGCCGCGATCCACAGTTCCGAGCGCATCCACAATTTGGCTCTGGATGCACTGTGCCAGTTTCTCCCCCTCGCCGCTGCCGTAGTAGTGCCAGACCTCCGTCCCCTGTGCCACACCGTTGCACGCATTGCAGTGGATGGAGATAAACACATCGGTATCCGCAGAGTTGGAAGCTGAGACAACTTCATGCAGACTGTCGGATTGGAGACGACCGACCACCTCAACACCTGCGGCACTCAAATAGTCCGCCGCAAGATCAGCGACATTCTTTGCCACATTACATTCCCGCAGTCCATAGCCGCACGCCCCCGGATCGGGGTTCCCGTTCGGGGCGTGACCCGGATTCAAAAACACACGCATTATGCTTCCTCCTTTGGTTTCGGCACATCCGCATACGGAATGCGCTCACCGTCATGTTCCAAAAACACATCTTCGGCATTCCCGCCTTTGCTCTGAATGTATCGCTCGACAGCGACATCCACGAATTTCGCCTCAAGCTCCACGCCATAGCAGATACGCCCCAGCTGGTCGCAAGCGATGAGCGTTGAGGCAGAGCCGAGGAAGCCGTCAAGAACGATACCATTCGTCTGCGTACACTGCTTGACGAGATACGCGATAAGCGGCACGGGCTTCGAGGACGGATGACCGCAGCCGTCCTTCTTCGAGTCCTTGATGCGATCAAAAGAGAACACCGTAGTCTGCTTCTGATCGCCGTACCATCTATGCCGTCCGTCTTTGCGCCATCCCCAGATAATCGGCTCATGGATATACTTCCAGTCCGTCCGTGTGAGTACAAGGCGATCTTTCTTCCACACCAATCCCGCGCCAACTTTAAAGCCCGCATCCTCATAAGCGTCATGAAAGATGCGGGCTTTTGCTGTCGCGTAGAAAACATAGATGGAGGCGTCCGTTGCCATCACCGAGTGAAAGGCGGTAAAAGCGGATTTGAGGAACTCGTAGGCGTCCTTGTCATTCAGATCGTCGTTCTTTATTTTCCCGGAGGAACTTTCCAGAGCCACAAAATACGGCGGGTCCGTGCAGACGAGGTTGACTTTCTCACTGCCGAGCAGTCGCTCGTACGTCTCCGGCAGTGTGGAATCTCCGCAGATAACACGATGCTTTCCGAGATACCAGACATCGCCTGTTTTGGCAACACAGGGTTTAGCGAGTTCCACATCCACATCAAAGTCGTCTTCCTGCGCCTCTGCATCATCCAATGAAAGCAGGTCTGCGATTTCAGACTCGTCGAAGCCCGTGAGTGAGATGTCGAAGTCCATGCCTTGCAGGGCTTCCATCTCAACGCGCAGCATATCTTCATCCCATCCTGCGTCGAGTGCGAAACGGTTGTCTGCGAGGATGTATGCCTTCTTCTGCGCCTCGGTCAGATGGTCGACGAATACGCACGGCACGCTCTCCATGCCCTCTGCCCGCGCTGCCGCAACGCGCCCATGCCCTGCGAGAATGCCATAGTCCTTGTCGATGATGACGGGACTGACAAATCCGAACTCCCGCAGACTGCCGCGCAGCTTGTTGATCTGCTCGGGCGAATGCGTCCGTGCGTTGTTGGCATACGGTACGAGTTTGCTGATCGGAACGAGCTTCATCTCGGATGTCGTTTTGTTCAAATGACTTCCCTCCTTACTTCCTCGATCGGAGCAGCTGCTCCATTCTGTCTTCCTGCGGAGAGCCGACGAATGTGGTGGTGCAGTTCTGCTTCACGATGTCGAAAATCTCATACCAGAGCAGATTGGACTGCTTCTGAAACGCCTGTCCCATCTGAACAAAAGGGCTTGCAATCGCACCTCCTGTGGTCGGATGCTTGCCAATGAGCCCGTATTGACTCATTGCTTCCTCACATTGGATGAAACGGGCAAATGCCTGTGCGTAGCTTTCGATGAGACGCGGATTCACAAGACGCTCACAGCCGCGCTCCTTGAGCCACAGCCATGTTTCACGAAAAATCTCATCCGCACCGAGCGGCTTTCCGTTCCTCTGCCGTGCAGACAGGAATTCACTCGGAATTGGCATCTCCTCACCGTAGAGGTCAGCGGCATCCACAAGGTCTGTGCCGTCCAGTTCTGTCATTGGGAACTCCATGATGTGCGCTGTGCGCCCGCCCGCAATCTTGTCTGCCAGTGCTTCGGGTTTGTCTCCCGCCCGGATGCGCCGTCCGCCGCGATTTGTTCCGTCACGCGCCATCTTCTCGCCCCCATTCTTTAATACCCTGTTTGAACCGACGTTTTTGTGCGTGCGTCCCCTCCCCGGTCCAGTAACGGCGCGGTTTTAGAGATTTGACCGCCCCCTAGGGGTCTAGTGGTCGCCTCTGCCGCGCTGATGAATCCGCTCATGACAGGATACGCAGAGCGACATCAAGTTGCTCTTATCGTGCGTGCCGCCGTCGGCGAGAGATCTGATATGATGCACAAGTGTTGCGAGGATGTATCTGCCCCGCTCCTTGCAGGACTCACAAAGCGGATGCCCCGCCAAGTGACGGTCACGGATTTTCTTCCACGAATTCCCGTAACGCTCGTGCTGATCGTACCCGCGCGTAAAATTCTCGTAGTGTCGCTGCATAACTTTCTCGTGCGCCTCGCAGTAGCAGCTCTTTCGGTCTGTAAGATTCGGACATCCTGTCATGCGGCAGGGACGTTTCGGCTTTCTCGGCATCGCGCACCTCCATCAAAAAAGCCCTCGCGGAGAATTGCTTCTCCGAGAAGGCTGATTCCATATCCTATTCTTGCTGAGTATATCATATCACTGTCAAGGTAGTGACATCAAGGCGACATCGACTGCCATTTAGTGACATTTAGTGACATCGGAGAAATATTTTTCAGTCCGACGCCGTGAAGCCGATAGATTTGTCGCAGTCCGAGCTTCATCTCCGTCGCAATCTCCGCCCACGAACGGTAGCCCATGTAACGGAGATACAGGACTCGCCGTGCTTCTTTGTCCTCCACCTGCTGTATCGTTTCGTAAATCTCGGAACGCAGATCGACAAGCCGATCAATCTCAGCGTCAATCTTTTCTTCACGTTCGATGATTTTTGCAATGGTATCGGAAAGTTGGGACGTGTTCCTCGTTGCATTGCTCGGCATTCCCGTAATCACGGCAGTAGTCTTTTCTGCCATACTGCGAAGAACTGAGACCTCCTCCAACATACTCTGGATTTCATTGTCAATGTTCCATGCCTGACTGAGATACTCTTTTGCTGTCACTCAAACTCCCCCTCTAACTGTTGCAGAAGCCATTCTCCGTTTATACTCGTCAACTGACCAAACCATGCGGAACGAAAGAACCGCTCCGTGTCGCTGCGCATCGCCATCGCCTCGACATTCTCCGCCGCTTTGCGAAGAACCGTCCGCGCCCACCGATAATCCTTTGCCGCCTGTTCGATGATTGCATTGGCAAGAACCTCACAGTTCATCATGGGAAGCCACCTCCAGATTCGCTTTGACGGCATCAATCAGAGCCGTCTGTGTCTTGTCCTTTCGTTCAAGTGCCTGCATAACATTCTCATCAATCGTCCCTGCCGTGATGATATGGTGGATAACCACAGTCCCCGTCTGTCCCTGCCGATAGAGACGCGCATTGGTCTGCTGATAGAGTTCCAGACTCCATATAAGCCCGAACCAGATGAGCGTCGAGCCGCCGAATTGAAGATTCAGTCCGTGTCCCGCCGATGCTGGGTGAATCACGGCGACAGAGATTTTTCCTGCATTCCAATTCTCAATGTCTGCGCTCGACCGAATCTCTCGAACAGGAATCCGCGCCTTGATCCTCTCAAGGTCATGTCGATACCAGTACGCGACGAGTACGGGCTTTCCATTCGCACTCTCGACAAGATCTTCGAGTGCATCCAGTTTACGGTCATGCAGCTGGACGGACTTCCCGTCCTCCGTATAGACGGCTCCGTTTGCCATCTGGAGGAGTTTCCCGGAAAGTGCCGCCGCACTAACGGCATCAATCTCCGCACCACCAAGGGCAACCACCATGTCCCTCTTCATCCGGTCATAAAGTTCCCGTTCACGCTCATCCATAGCGACACACACGCTATTTGAGATGAGCTGCGGCATATTGAGATAATCCTTGGAACGCATGGAAATCGTAATGTCCTCAATCCGTCGGTAGATTTCATCCTCTGCACCCTCGTGCGGCTTGTAGCTGAACACCATCTGCTGGTTCCTCTTGTCGGGAAGGAAGAAGTCATTGCGGTAATGGGAGATGAATTTACCAAGCCGCTTGCCCATATCCAAAAGACGAAACTGTGCCCAGAGATCCATGAGTCCGTTTGCCGACGGTGTTCCCGTCAGTCCTACGATCCGCTTGACCGAGGGACGCAGCTTCAGGAGCGAGCGGAACCTTTTCGCCTGATGAGATTTGAACGATGACAGCTCATCTATGACGATCATATCAAAATCCAACACTGCGCCGCTCTCTTCGATCAACCACTTTACATTTTCCCGATTGATAATATATACATCCGCACGCCGCATGAGTGCTGCCGTCCGTTCCCTCGGTGTTCCCATAACCACAGAGGCGCAGATGTTTTTCGTATGCTCCCACTTTATGATCTCCGACGGCCATGTATCCCGCGCCACGCGCAGCGGAGCGATAACGAGCACCTTGCCGATCTCAAAGAAGTCATGCAGGAGTTCTTCGATTGCCGTAAGAGTGATGACTGTCTTGCCAAGCCCACAATCCAAGAAAATCGCGGCTTCCTTGTGATGAAGGATAAACTCTTTGGCGTATGTCTGGTAGAAATGCGGTTCATAGTGCATTGATAATTCCTCCAATCTCTTCTTTTCCATCGACCACATAGACCTTGAATCCGAGCGCACGCAGCTGCTCGATACGCCGCACCTGCAAGGGGCGCGGCTTCCTGCCCGGAGCCTTGAGTTCCATAAAGCACATCTTTCCGCCCGGCATGAGCACAAGGCGATCCGGCACACCTGCACATCCCGGAGATATGAACTTCAGTGCAAGCCCGCCGTGTAATTTTATGTATAACCTAGTGAATTTCTCCAAATCCGATTCACACATTGAGATTCCTCGCTTTCCCGATTTCATGTGATAGTGTTGTGTGTCACCACCTATACTATATATATAATATATATTTATATATCCTATACTCTTCACTCTTTTCTCTGTTCCTATATATAAAGGGTATAAGAAGTATCACTTCTGTCACCAAAGGTCTGTATCCCAAAAACCACAGGGGCGGAGTACGGTGATACCCTTGTGGGTTTTTACTCACCGCACTGCCACAACCTGCATCTTAGTCTTTCAAAAAATCATCTTCGGGTGAACTCCAGAAGCCTGTATATTCCTGAAGTGCTTCCGGTCTCAGCAGGAGATCCCGATAGACATTTCCATAACTTCGCCGTATGGTCATGGAACTGAAATCAGTATGGTAATACCGAGCCAGTGTAGTTCTGAACTCCCGTGCGGTCTTTGCGAAGCCGTTGTTGTTGTCCCTGCACCATGCCTGATAGATGCGGTAGACCTTGCCCGTTGTGACCTCGCTGCATTTTGCACCTTCGGGACGTTTCATCATGCACTCTGCATGGAAGGCAAGCACGGAGTTGTTCTCGACCATATATTCCTCTCTTGCCGACAGAACCGACTGCGGCTCCGTAAAGCGGTAACCATTTTGGATGACCGCACGCAGCGCATGGATGGCTTTGCGAACGATCCCGTCACGCTCGGCATAGAGCTTTTCTCCGAGAAGCCTGTCCTGCTTTTCAAGCGGGATAGCATTCTTGCAATGTACCTGCATGATACGGTCATGTACCCACTGTCCGTCATCGCCGCCGAACCTCGGCAGCTGATTCATACAGAACCAGAACAGTCCGTTGAAAGTGAACTCGAATCCGTTCTGCCCCTTGAACTCCGCGAAGATGCTGTCCCCGCCCGTGCATTTCTTGAAGGTCTTAAGTTCATCCACGGTGATGAAGCTCATATCCGAGCTGCCCGCAAGGCGCATTCCGTAGATCAGCCCCGTACCAAACCGCGCCTCGATCTCACGCAGATCAATGCCGACGTAGTTTCCTCTGCCGAGCAGCTGCTCCACCAGACATTTGAGACGGGATTTTCCCGTGTCCCCCGCACCGTACATAAAGAGAGCTTTTTTCATACGCCATCCTTTGACGTTGGACAGACACGCACCGATGAACTCGAGCAAAAGCTGCTGAATCTCCGAATTCCCGTCCGTGAGGGTTTGCATGAAGTTGTCGAACACAGGAGTCTCAATCTCCTCCTTTGACCACGCGCACGGAATCTGTATGGTGGATAACAGGTCGGAAGCATGCTCGGTCAGTTCCATCGTGGAGAGATGGAGAATCCCGTTCTGGAAGTTGATGATGTCCTCGTCGGCATTGAGGTCAGAGTCCTTGATGTAGTTCAGATCCGTTGTGAGGATGCGAAACGTCTCATCCACCTTTCGCATCTCAATCATCTCTGAATCGTAGGATGCAATGCAGTTTTTGATGAGACCTTTCAGCATATCGTCCGCATAGAGACGGTACACACCGCCCTCGTAGACATAACGCAGCACGCCATGCCGTGCACTGTCCCGAACGAAAATGTAGTGCAGGTTTTGCCGAATGTAATCTGCAAGTGCCGGACAGCTGATGACGGGATTTCCCTTTGCGTTGAAGTGAATGAAGTCCGGATGTTCCATCGCTGCTGCATGGAACACGCCATGACACGCTTCCACGCCCGTACGGATGGTCGCTGCCTTGTAATCCGCACGCTCCCATTTCTTGCGGTAAAGGGCAGACATACGAAAGACCGCATCAATCATCTCCGCATCGTCTCCCGTCCGAAAGGCAATCAGGGCACAGAGGGCGGCATCTGCTTCCGAGGCACTGCCGTACTCCGAGATGTCACCACGGTCGAAGAGCCGTGCAAACTTCCCACCGTTCTTCGCTTTTCGCAAAGAACAAACGATGTCGAAGACGGCGCGGTCGCCGTCCTCATTTGGACGATAGTTCACGGGCTGCTTCCGCAGCATATCTTTCTGCAGCGTGGTCAGCACGGCTTCCGTACCGTCGGCAAACGGTACGCCATGCAGCACATCCCCCGTGAAGACGGCAAATCGGTTGGTCAGTCCGCCAACGTAAAGCTCCATGCCGTTGTGCGGATTCTTGACATAAAATTTCGGGTCGAGCTTCTCCTTGCCATCTGCATCCTTCTTTTTCGGAATGCGGTCATAGTCACAGCAGCCGTAAAGATGAATGCCGTTGCCGCTGACGGATTTCTCGGCATAGGTGTCATGTCTGCGGATCTGCAGCTGCACCATCGCATCCGCTTCGTCCCTGTGGTCAATGTCCAAGAAATACATTCCCTTCGGGATAATGAAGCCGACACCGCTGTAGGACGATGCCTCTGCCGCACGCCGGGCTTCCTCGAACGTCACCCAACTTGCCCGAAATGCATGATTCGATCCCGTGATACCGCCGTCTGCGGCACAGGGCTTCTTCGTGGACTTTCCATCCTTTTGGACATACTTCCAACAGACCCAGATTTTCTCTTTCTTGAGTTCGTCGACGGTCATCCCCATACGACCTCCTCGCATTTCGTGTTGAAATACCGTATCGGGATGCAAAGAGAACGCGCCTTGGCGATCTCTTCCTCCATCCCTTCGGTGATTTCCGTACCGAATGCCCAGAGTTCCCTGCACTTGCGCAGGAGAACAAAATTCATGCGAATCGCAAGAGCGCGATCCTGCTCCTCGGCCATGAACTGTGGGAACAGCAGATGAGGTGCCAGAGGAATACACCCACGCCGAACGGCAAAGCGGCAATACTCCCGCGCCCGCATGATATTGACACGCGGATTGTTACGGTATGCCGAACATATGTAGATGATCGGGAAAGCGGCGTTCATCTCCCTCTCGAGCGTCCTCATTGCTGCTCCCGCCGTCGGATCCGGATAATGTGATTCATTGAAATACTGCATGATACTACGCTCCCTGCCTACATGGACGTTTGCTCAAAACTGAGCGAACGTCCGTACAAACTGCTCAATACGTCCACAAAACATTACCGCCTGAAAACTTCCTGCAGTACATCCACATGATAGGTATTCACCATGCCGTACTTGGCATCGTACTCCTTACCGATGTGGTAGCCCTGCTTTCTGGACATTACTGACGCTTTGCGACCAAGCCCGGCGGCAACATCATGACTCACACCACGGATTCCCATAAGATTGGTGTAGCCAATGATGGTGTAGTGGTGCTGATCGATGGTCATCTGCTTGGACTCGACCTCAAGAAGCCGCTCGTCCACCTTGTCAATCCGTTCATTTGCCGCCTTGATTGCCTTCGCCTGCTCCACCAGACGCTGCGCACTGTACAGAAGAAATTCCTCGGGGGTCATGTTCCTCATAGGATTGAAGTAGCTTTCTTCCAGCTCCTCAAAGACATCCCATGCACGATTCGTCCCGAGCATCTTGCAATGGCGCGCCGCACCTCGTTTCGTCCAGAGATAAATCGTGGATGCAAACTTGCTCACAGGCAGGTCGAAATTTTCGACTTGCCTCTTGAATCCCTTGAGATCACTTCCTTCAAGCCTGAAGTAATGTTTTCCCTCCGCAAACCGATCTTTGTTGTTGTTGAAATTCTGTTTGATGTGCTGGATATCACAGCCATACGCCTCGGCAAGCTGTTCCGTGGTCATGACCCGGATGCTGCTGTGTTCCAAAACCTGCAAATCTTTCATGGTAAATTCCTCCAATACTCTGTAAATACTCCGATGACGGGGAAATGTCGTCCCCTTCTCAAAAGACAGCGGACAGAAAGAGGCATATTGGTCACCCGTTGCAGGAAAATTTATTTGTTCAATCGAATATTTCTAAAGCAAAGGAGGATAAGGCAGATGGTACGATCTATCGTCAAGGATGCAATGTTTCTCGGGCAGCCATCCGAGGAGGCCGTGAAATCCGACCTCCCGATTGCCAACGACCTGCTCGATACGCTCAAAGCCCATGTTGGACACTGCGTCGGACTTGCCGCCAACATGATTGGAGAGAAGAAACGCATCATCGCCGTATGCGTGGGTAAATCTCATCTCGTCATGCTGAATCCGGAGATTGTAAAAGCATCCTCCGAGCAATACGAGGCAGAGGAAGGATGTCTCTCCCTACCTGGACAGAGAAAAACAATGCGGCATGAATGGGTCGAAGTCACATACCGCGACATAAAATTTCGCAAGCAGAAAAACAAGTTCTCCGGCTTTACGGCACAGATTATTCAACATGAGATGGATCACTGCAACGGAATCTTGATATGAAAACCTCGGGCTGCACATGAACGCAGTCCGAGGTTTTCATATAATGGTAATTCGTATTTTATTGACTTTCTTGCTTGTTTATTTATATAATACAAGCAAGAAAGTTTTTTAGGAGGTGATTCACATGACGCAACAAGCTGTTATCATGAACCTCGTCCATCAAAATAACGGTATGCTGACAACAGCGAAAGCTGTGTCTTCCGGCATGTCCCGCAGTATGCTGGCACATCTCGTCAAACGGGGACAGTTGCTCCGTCCGTCCCGCGGCGTATACACTCTGCCTGAAATATGGGAAGATGAATTCCTCAATCTGCAAACACGATTCAAACGCGGCGTCTTCTCACACGAAACAGCTCTCTTCCTCTGGGATCTGACGGATCGAACGCCGATTTCCTACCATATGACCTTCCCAACAAACTACAATCTGGCCAATCCAAAAAAGGAAGGAATCCGCTGTGCGCAGGTGAAGCCGGAGTGGTATGCGCTCGGTATAACAGAGGTAAAGTCACCTGCTGGGAATTCGGTGCACTGCTACTCCGTAGAACGGACACTCTGCGACATTCTTCGCCCACATCATACCGGCGACATTCAGGTCACCGCAAAAGCATTCAAACGCTATACGAACAGTCCGCAAAAAAACATTCCTCTGCTCTCTGAGTACGCACAGCATCTCGGTGTAGAGAAAAAGATACGGCCGTATCTGGAGGTACTGCTTTGAAGAATGCCATGCAATTAAAGGCTGCCATCAGCAAAATGGCAAAGGAAAAGCACATTCCTGCCCAACTAGTGATGCAAAACTATATGTTGGAGCGACTCCTGGAACGCATCGCCCATTCAAGATATCAAGGAAACTTCATCCTAAAGGGCGGACTGCTGATTGCCTCGATGGTTGGTCTTCATTCACGTGCCACGATGGATATGGACGCCACCATCCGAAATCATCCCGTAAACGAGAACAGCATAAAGACAATGTTCGAGGAGATCATCTCCATCCCCATTGACGATGATATAAGCTTCAGCTTCCAAGGTTTAGGAGAAATCCGAAAAAACGATGCCTACGGTGGATACCGCATCTCACTGACCGCAAACTTTCCCCCTATGAAAGTTCCTCTAAAACTGGACATCACAACCGGCGACAAGATTACCCCCAAAGCAATCGAATACAGCTATCCGATGATGTTCAGCGACGGTACGTTTGAGATTTTTGCGTACAATCTTGAGACAATCCTTGCCGAAAAATTGGAGACAGTAATCTCTCGCGGCGACCAAAACACACGTCCAAGAGATTACTATGACATTTTCATCCTCAGCAAACTGAAAGGACATGAGATTGATCGTGACACTTTACATAAAGCACTGTCCGAAACTTCGCAAAAGCGCAATTCCGGTGACCTAATCCCGCAGTATCACAGTATCATGGGGCAGATTGTAAAGAGTACAGCAATGCAGCAACACTGGAAAACATATCAGCGCGATTATGAATATGCGAGAGAAGTCGATTTTTCCTTGGCCTGCGAAACCATTATCAACATTATGGATTCACTTCGTTGAACCGAAAAGCAAGCGGCATCTGTCAGTCAGGCAGATACCGCTTTTTTCATTCCTTCCGATAGAACTCACACTCATATCCATCCGCCTTGAGCGGCAGCCCATTCGCCCACGGTGGATTCTCTGCCATGATGGAGCATATCTCTTCGATTGAGGAGACTCCATGCGGCACTTCGAGCACGATTTCATCATGAATGTGCATCACGATGTCAAATCCCCTGTTTCGCAACTGTTTCATTGCACAGACAAGCAGATCGCGTGCCGTCGCCTGTGTGATATTCTCGACCAGTTTTCCGCCGAACGTCTCTATCCTCTCCCACTTCTTTGTCATACCAAGGCCTTCATAGGTGACGGATTCCCCTCCGAATCGGTTCTCTCCGATGCGTGGCTTCGCATACGCAAGTTCTCTGCCACTCGGCAATCGTATAAACAAAACGCCACTCTTATACGCACAACGAATGCCATGTGTTTCTACTTCAACGCGTCGTTTCACACAGGTCTTGACGGCACGATCCACATCCCACCAGAATTGTACGATATGTGGATTCGATGCACGCCACAAATCCACGAGCGGTTGAAGTTCCTCCTCCTTCATGCCGGACTCGACCGCGCCCATCGCAATCAATGCGCCGACGGAGCCGCCGTATCCACAGCTCAAAACCGCCTGCTTCCCTTTCTGCCGTAGTTCCGCATTCTCGCCGTGCTTTTCGACAGTGCAATGGAACATGCGGGATGCCGTTTCGCAGTAGATGTCTCCGTTCTTTTGAAACACATCGAGTACCCACTGCTCTCCCGCAAGCCACGCGAGAACTCTTGCTTCGATGGCAGCGTAGTCGGCGACAAGGAAGCGGCAGCCGGGGCGTGGCACAAATGAGGTGCGGATGAGCTGCGAGAGAACATCCGAGGTACTGTCATAGAGCATATCCAGAAGGTCGAAATCACCGTCTTTGACAAGCGTGCGAACCTCCTTCAGCTTCGTGAGATGGTTTTGGGGCAGATTCTGTAATTGAATAAGTCGCCCCGCGAAGCGCCCCGTTCTGTTTGCACCGTAAAACTGGAACAATCCACGCGCACGGTGATCCGCTCCCGTGACCGCTTCCATTGCCATATACTTCTTGACGCTTGTCTTGGATAGTTGCTGCCGCAGTTCCAATATCTCCCGCACATCTCCCGTTGCTGTTTTAAGCATTTTGGTCACTTCACTCTTTGCAAGAGATTCCACCGAGAGTCCTTTCCCGTGCAGCCAGTCCATAAGCTGAAGCGGAGAGTTCGGGTTCTCAAGATCCGTGAGATTCTGTGCCCGTTCAAGGCAGACCGCCTTGCTGCGCTCATCGCAACGAATCGCCTGTGCTACAAACACTGTATCTACCAAAATCCCACAGTCATTGATTTCTTGGTCGATGACGTAGTTCTCCCACTCACTCTCCGGCACAGGAAATTTCTTCAGCCGCGCTTGAATGGCCATCTCCGTTTCCACATCCCGCTTGTTGTATTCCGTGAATAGTTTCCATTTTTCGGGAGCATCCGCAGGAAGATTGCGCGTCCTGCCCCCGTTGCTTTTGGAGGCCTTGCAGGGAACGCAGAAATACCGTATGAGGTCTTTCCCCTCCTCCATTTTTTGACGATCAAGACGCAGCACCGTTCCTACGTCTTTTAGGGATAATGGCAGCCCAAGCGTTGCCGCCCAGATCATGGAGCAACGCCATGCGTTCGGTTTTAGGTGAATGCCTAGATGCCGTGAAAGGCATACGCGCTCAAACATGGCGTTGAACGCCCATTTTGTGACAGTCTCATCCGTTAGTGCCGCAAGAATCTCTTTCGGGATCTCTTCCCCATTCGCCAGATCCACAACCTGCACTTCTCCTCCATCCACAGAATATCCGAACAGCAAGATTTCAAAATCCTCTGCCTCCGCATATTTATATACGCCCGCCTTTGCAAGTGGGACGCTTGAAAATGTCTCAATATCGATACTGATTGACTTCATATCTGTTCTCCCATAAAAACAGGCGACGGCTTGCGCCGCCGCCCATTCCTGCAAATTCCGATTGGTCAGCTGAGGAAATCCTCATCCTCGCCGTCAAGGCTCTCAAAATCCGATGCTGCCGATGAACGCCCGCCGAGGGGTTCGCCATCCTCGAGTTTCTGGATGTTCCCGAGTCCGCATGCGATGCCCTTGTTCCCGTTGGTGTTGAATGCATAGAGCGTAATGCTCACACGCGCATAGCACCCGGAGTACACCTCATCGCGATCCAAAATCGGCTGAACCTTGCGGTTCACGATCTGCGGAGCCGTCCGAGAGTTTGCGTTGATGAAGTAGGCATCTTTGTAGTCCTCGTCATCGGGACGCTCGACATCACCATCGCGCAGTGGTAGCTTGATCGCTCCCTTGTTCGGCTTCTTCCCGCCGAACTTACCGATGCCCGCTTCGATTGCCGCATCCACCGCTGCATTGATATCCTTGACGGTCTTGGTATCCGACTTGGGAATGATGAGGCTGACGGAGTATTTCTCCTCGCCCTCGTTGATGGATATTGGCTCCCAGACATGTGCATAGGAGAGACGAACCTTGCCCGTGATGACCTTCGTGTTTTTGTTCTTTGTTGCCATTTTACTGTACCTCCGTAATAGCTTTGAATTCTGACCGGACATTACCTGTGTGAATCGCCGGACGCTTGTCTGAAAGCGGAACGAGCGTCGGCTTGCCGGGCGGCTTTTCAATAAGACCGCCAAGTGTTTTTGCAAACATTTCTTTTCCCATGAGTTTCTCCATTTGCGTCAGTGGAATGAGTTTCTTATCGAAGATGTCCGTATAACCTGCCGCTTTCGCCTCCCTTACAACGGCATCTTCATCTTTGTACTTTCGGACGGAGCGGCCTTCCACCACTTTGAAGCCTTTCCAAGCCTTACCGTGATTGACGGCAGCATCCGTTGCGTAGACGAGGATTGCATTTGCCCACTTGATTAGGTCAGGAATCTCGCCGAGGACTTCTTCGATCTCCTCGTCCGTAATGAGCGGCGGGAGTTTGAACTCCTCCCTCGCAAGGCGAAGTTTCTCCTCCGCACGGGCTCTGCAGCGGACAGCGGCACGGCAGAACGTACACCATTCTCCCGCACAGAACGCGCCCTCGCCCGCATAAGCGAGACGCGCTTTCTCCACAAGGTCGTCCCTTGCCCATCGGATGAGGTCTTCTTTTGTGAGCGACCATGTGCACACATTTTCCCTGCGGGGCTGGAAGATGCTCATGGAGATTGTCTGGATGTCATAGATCCCGTCGAGGAGATCCAATGCACCGAGCGCGTAGAGCATCATCTGGGGATTGTGTTCCGCCTCCACGAGTACGCCCATACCGTATTTGAAGTCAACAATGTGGAGCCTGTCTCCACCAACGATGATGCAGTCTGCCGTTCCGAACGCCTCCGGCACATAACGTGTGAGGTCAAGACGCTGCTCGACAAGCACCATCGGCGAAGGAATTTCTCCCATCTGTTCCTGAACGAACGAAACATAGTCATCGGAACAGCGATCCATCTCATCATCTTCAAAATCCGAGTGCGGGCGCTTGCAGCGGAGCTTCAGAAGTTTACGCAGCTTATGCTCACAGAGCGCGTGCGCTGCTGTTCCTTCGGCGGCTACTTCACTCGATGAAGATGGAAATTCACGTTCAAGGCAAGCGGACGGTGGACAGTTCATCCACCGATGTGCCGCCGAAGGCGACAACAATGCGTGTGTCCCCATCAGAGATCCTCCGCTTCTTTCAACATGCCGGCGTAGGCATCGACGGGGATGTTACTCAATCGATCCGCACCATACTTCGTAATGAGTGCCTTGACCGCCTCACGCTTTCCCTCCGTACTCTTACGCACGAGAACAGCGCGTACAGCTTCAAGTGAGACGGCTTTTTCGTCTGTCTGTCCAGACTGTATTGCTTCCAGTGCTTCGGCTGCGTCGCGCAGCATTTGGGGGAGATCTTTCAGATCAACCATGTCCATCAGTTCCTTTCATCAAGATTTTCTTTGCGACATTACGGGCAATCAGACTGATTACCATGAGAACGGCTGCGATTTCCTTGCTTCGCATTCCTCTTCCCTCCTTTCACAGGAGAGCGGACAGAAACCGGCGAAACGGTCACCGTATTTTCAAAAAAATTTCGGAGTATCGCAAAAAGCTTATCTTTTCGCTTGTGAACAGCGGTCTTGGATTTACCAAGAATGTCGGCGATCGTACGCTCGGATTCGCCTTCTCCGATCAGTTGGAGAAGCAGTCGATCTTCCGGGGCGAGATCTTCCATCGCCTCAAGGAGCTGCTCTATCATGAGTTTCTGGATGCAGAAATCCTCGAGGCTCATCGAAGAAACCGCCTCCTCGGGCATCATGTCAATAGAGGATTCCCTGAACACAGGCTGTGTGCAATGATCGCAGTCATGGTTGCATGCATCCTTACGGCTCTGATTCACACAAAGCTTCTTCGCTCGCGTTGCTTCCTTTTGTTCACGCCATATTGGGCGCATATATTCGCGGTATACCTCTTCCGTCACCGGAATCTTCACAACGCTTTCCCGTCGATTGCCGATCCACCACCATTCGATATCTTGGGGATCAATCTCGAAATCCCTGATCGTCTCGGAGGTAACTTCCATTGGAATGAAATACTGCTTCATCGTCGTATCCTTTCTGACAAGACAAGGTCAGCGGGATACAACGAAGGCCGATGCACTTGACGTACACCGGCCGCAATTACCTAAAAATGGACATAGCGGTAAACGGTGGGACATCGAAGTGCCGTATTCATTGCATTTTTTTGCAATGTGGTCTTCGTATGTTCCCGCCGCCTTTAATGGCCATCTCAAGGCTTTGAGGTTTTAAACTGAATCACTTGATATAAGAATTTACGACCTCATTATTTTCCCCTCCTCAAAAAGACTTCCCCTCTCCTAGCTTAATTACAATTGAAGGCCGCGAGTTTTTGACAAATAAAAAACCGCCGGAGTTATCCATTTAGCCTTATGGCTGAATCAGATAACTCCGGCGGTTAGCTCCACGTTATTTACGGGGCATGTTGCGGTAGCTTCATGTTTCGTGGTTTCAATTTATTCACTTGGTAAACGACATCTTCCCAAAGGATTTTGACATACCGATTTGTTTTCTGATCCTTGCGAACCAGATAAATTTGCTCATCCTCTTCAAGGATTGCATCGCAGAAGCGTGGAGGATTGGCACAGTCGCTGCATAGGCTACGAATTTGTATCTTCATACACAAGGAACCTCCTCAAAATGGGATATCATCTGCGTCAAATACCGGTGGATCATCTTCCAAGTCATTCTTCATAAATGCATCAATGACGTATCGTATGTTCTTGTCAATTTTTGGATGCCTCATATTCTCACTGACGGTTGTATATAAGCCATCAATAAGGCGAGAAATCGTAGCTTCTCCCTTATTATCGCAAAGGAACTGAGGTTCCTGTCCCGGCGAGGTCATCCAGATTTCTATGGCAAAGGTATCAGGATCTGAAAAAGATGAGTATGTTTTACAGATATTCATTAGATGTAGAAGTGTACCGTTCTTCATTCGTAAGGAATAACAATCCTTATGCACCCCCGTATTGCAATCAAAGTTATGAGACGCGAACACAACCTGAGTAACTTCTCCGACTGATTCATCGTAATCATTTGATGCATCGTACGTACGTAATTTGAATAATGGATGCCCAGTATCACCATACTGATTTTCCTGCAGCCGATTTAATTCCTCCTTCGATTCCCGTATCCAGTCAAGACTATCTGTGATGGTATCACTATTGAGCTTGCCCAAGAACGACATAAGATACTTCTCGGTCGGCGTAGCATTTGTCAAATCTGCCCGCAGTAAAGTGTCGACATTGATCTGCAGCAACTCTGCGATCTTCATTACAAACTCGACCCCCGGCTTTGACTTTTCGTCCTTGCTGGCACGAGAAATATATCCGGCACTAACTCCTGCACTGTTCTCAATCTCACCTATTTTTAGATCATGCTTCTTTATCAAATAGGAGATATTGTCAAAAAACAAGGTTCTATCGAAATCTGTTGGCATTTTTGTCACCTCTTTCAAGTATGGTCTCATTTTATCAAATATTTATGTACTCGTCAACTATTTTTATTGCTTTTATATTTTCATCAATAATCTTTGTCGCATGATTAACTCTACAATATTTTCTATATTATCACCTAAGATGCCCCTATAAGTAATATCCCTACTCATATTCATTAAATATCTGATGTCATGTCAATAAAGTTGAAAATTTCTCCCCATAATATTCGAATATAATCCGATTTGTATTTCATTCTGATCATTTTTATCCTATAAAGGATCCGCTCCCGTGTCATCAAGACATGACATGAGAGCGGCTTACTATGTAGAACTCCTCTTTTGAGATGATGATAAGGCTATACTAAAAATGACAAAAATCAATATGCAGGAGCTAAGGCTGTAAATGTCGAATACTTCTAATGTGTAATGTGAAAATTCATTAATAGTTGTTGATGTTATTGTTGATGTTAACTGAAAGGAACGATCATAAATGATTCATACATTGGATGATTTTATTCGTGAATATAATAAAATTTGCAATATGGGATGGATTCGAACCCACCGATCTGGACCTACGGGAATCGGAAAAACATTAGAGGATCTCCTTGGAATTCAGGAAAACAACATCGATGGTCCAGACTTCGGTGACTATGAACTTAAGTCATGTCGTCTTGGATCTAATAGTATGCTTACTATCTTCACAAAAACACCTCAACCCCGAGGAGCAATTAATACTTTGCGAATGACATTCGGATACTCAAGTGATGCGTATAATAACGACGAAAAGGTTCTTCATGCAACGCTATCTGCAGCTGGATTTACCTCAATCGCAAACACGGGGCATAGTCTTAAAATCTCTTGCAGCCCAACCCAAATATCAATTATAGACGGAGCCGAAACAGAACATGCGTACTGGACAAGGGAGGCGTTGAGAACGGCCTTCCAAAAGAAGTATAAGAATAAATTTATTTATGCTAAGGCACAAGCACAAGGTTCTGGGAAAGATGAAGAGTTTAAATTTGTAGAGGCATATGAGGTTTCTGGGTTTAACTATGACTCTTTTGTTACTTTGCTTGAGCAAGGAAAAATATACGTAGATCTAAGAATAGGACAATATCACGATGATCAAAAAGACGGACAAACTCATGATCATGGAACGGCGTTCCGAATCAAAGAAAATGATCATTCTCTGTTATTTAAAAACAACAACAGAATCGTATAAAAATAGTCCGTATTCTCCCCTTCTGAGGCCAATGTGGCCTCCTTTGCAGGAGATATCCCATCATTAAGTGATTGATTTATGATTTGCTGAGTCCATAAAACTTAGTACTAGACATGACATAATATAGCCCTCTTGTTTCGTTCTTGAATTTACGACAAGAGGGCTTTTTCTCTTCCCATTATCTCAATTAGGGTCCAGTATGCTCAAACAGCAAGGAGATAGTGGTTATTCTTTTCGAAGGATAACAATATGCTCCTTGGTCATAGTCGTATGGGTCTTCCCTATTTCGTTCGTAGGCGAATTTCGCGAAGGCATAATTTTGTTTGGTATATTTCTGTTTATTATATAAATAGGAACTAGACCATACTGTGAAGCTAGCTCTGTAATGATAACATCTGTTTCTAGCAATTCATTTTTTACAGTACGATTGCCTACTACCCAAAACTGATAGCCACCGGATTTAGTTTTCACTGCAACGCTCTTTATCGAAGCATCTAAATCTTTATAAAAGCTGTATACATCACCGGCTCGTTCAATATCGAGGTCTTTTATTTTTGAGAGAGATGCTCGCAGTGTTTCACTTTGAAGTGAAAACTCAAAACCATTTCGATACTTATTTCCCCCCATCAATGTTTTATCTAACCCCATAATATCTTTCTCAGAAAGATTATGTAGGTTTATCCATTGTAGCGAGAGCCGACTATACTCACCATATGCGACAGTAGTTCTACTATCACCGTATGGAGGAGAGGTTATTACTAAGTCAAATGAATTATCAGGAACATCTTCTAAAGTACAAGTATTGTTACTGTAAATTGTTGTTTTCGGTACAACTGCATTTTTGTCTAAAGCATCGCAAAAATCTTTCATTTTTTCTACATTGCGTAAGAGAATAGAGGAAAACTCGGTATAAGCATCCGGTTTGAACGTTAGCACTTTTGGAGCTGGCATCCTGAACATTTTAAATTCACCATTGCGGCGATTTGATACAAGACGTATGGATTCACTCATAGCGACAAACATAAAGTCTCTAATGTCAAAATCAGCGACTCTATGGATTTCCGATTTGATAATTGCCAGCTCTAAAATAACACGCGGTCTAAACCAATATCCAATATTTTTGAAGTCGGGGATTTGGATATCCAGTTTATTTATATTACAAAATTCAAGCAGTAATGATGGCGCATCGTCAGCCCATCCCTTTTTTGCAGAAATATCAAGCTCAAGAGTTTCAGAAATGTATGTATCGACTTTTTCTAAGGCCTCTTTGTTAGCGCATAGCCTATTATGTACATTTTCCAATAGTAATTCACACGATCTCTTTAGCTTTGGATAATCTAACCTAGTCGTTTTGACCTTACAAAGGAGCAATGCAAATGGATTTATATCATTACCAGCAACTAGATCCATACCACTCAGCATTCCTTCAACGAGTACAGTTCCCGAACCAGCAAAAGGATCAAATATAGATTTTACAGATTGAATATTACGTACTATTTTTATGATATTTCTACTGATCGGACTAACCATCATAGCAGGATAATTATGAATGCCATGTGTGTACGTTTTTGTGTCTTCTTCCTTGAAATCCCAATAGTTAGCCGGAAGTTTTTGAAGAACTTCAATTAGCTGCATGTCCTGTGATGTAAGCATGGGAACCGCCTTCATTTGTTTGTCTTCTGGTTTTACAACAGCACTATAGTCACCTTTATGGGTTTTAATTTCCACAGTACAAATAGTATCATTGTGCCAACCACCGTGAGGAATAAGTAATATTCTTTCTATCTCAAAACCATATTTGTACCCTATTCCACCACTGTTCCATCCAAATGTAATAACTTTTCCTCCAAGCTTAACTATACGAGAAATCGCTCTTTTATGATTTCCCCAAAAAGAAGCTTTGGTTGTATCCCATGTGACATTGTACCCGACACTATTATAACATTCACTGACTTGACGCGGAGAATATGGAGGATCATAAAGAACACCATCAACAGACTCGGAATCAAACATATTGAGAAAATCCAAGGCATCCATATGATAATCTGTATCATATTCTTTGCTTAGATCATTGGTGATACTTGCTATCTTGTTTTGATTGGCAAAAGGGTCTACCCACATTTTTGTCAAGTCAACTTCTTCAGACAGCAGTTTTTTAATAGGCGTCATTTCAAAGGTATTCTTATTGGGCATAGACCATATTCGTTCAATTCGTATATTATGAGTATCATTCACCTTTTTCATTTATTATCCTCTGTGGTCACTTCATCCACTTTTAGTACAAGACAGGAGTTTTTTTTATCAAAAAATATATTGAATTTTGACTTCCCTTTTTCAACATTTAAATTTGATAATATGCTCTTTGGCATTCTAATACGCATATCCTGTTGAAGAATATATGTATCTAAATAAATAAGATTATGATCCATAAGTATTTACCTCCAGACTATTTTTAGTCTGATAATAGCACAATACTAGTCTATCGTCAAATTAGTTAGCATACACATTTCCATAATGTAGATGGTCTAGTCCCTTATGAACACATTCTATACTTCATTCACTGTTTTTTACAAAAAACGAGGGGGACTCGCACATTTATGGCGAATTCCCCCGGGTAACAGTTCGGATTCTCCCTCATCAACCGAATCTATCGAAACCTCCTCTAAATCCACACGCTCTTATGGAGTATTCAAATGTGCTATTGCGACCATTTGTATCATCAAAACTATTTAAATACCATACTACGTTTCTACTCAATGACTTCGCTATCTCCTGCACATATATTAAGTCAGCTTTTCCATATGAAAAACCATACGAATATATCTTTTCAACAGGAGTTTTGCCAAGGAACTCAAAAAAACTATGATGAGTTTTCAATGCGTTCTGTACGTTTTTTCTAAGCATCCTATCAATATCAGAAAGATACCCCTCCGTTCCAATATTTTCTTGCTCATATTTTTCGTAAAGCGAATCATCTTCTCCATGACCAAATATGAAATCTTCTCCAAGTTTTCCATGAATATGACATACTTTTCTTATATTGTAAACATTCTCCAACGTGAGCGTATAATTTGTGGAAAAGAAGATATCTTTATTGTGATCAATGAGCTCCTGAAATTCTTTTCTAGGCTTTACATTATCAATTACTACTTGGTTTATCCACTCTGTAAAGAATTGATTTATAAAAGGAACAATCTTAACTATTGACTTCGATAATGGCTCATTGTTTCCTGCAGTCTTTAAGAGATTCTCTTCCCCATCTCTATCCATGACCATTTCAGAGAAACAATCACCATAATACTGTCCATATAAAGAGTCCTCAAACTTGCTCCATTCTATATCATTATTTGCATCAAAAACATTAAACCAAAAATCTGCTATATCACTATAATCATAGATATGCTCCAAATTAATCGTTGGGATATCATATATTTCATGTTCTGTTGGAGCATATTTCCTCTTCAGATATTCACGAAAATCTTTATAGGAGCTTTTTATACCATGTGACAAATCAAACCCATTCCCTATAATAAATAAATTACTCATCTTCTCTCCATACTACAAATGTCACAGCTTCACATAAGAGATCAAGCTACTCTCCCAATCTCATTACATTGTATCGTTATTGATGTTACGTCGTTCATCGCCACAATGAGGATGATACTCGACGGGAATGAAAGCGTTGCGTTCGCGCGCGCTACGGTGATGGTTCTGTCCTCAATCGGCTCTCTCAGTACCTCGAGCGTCTTCTTGCTAAACTCGGGCAGCTCGTCGAGGAACAGAACGCCGTGATGTGCGAGCGTCACCTCGCCGGGGCGCGGCACGCTCCCGCCGCCAATCATTGCAACCGTTGACGAGGTGTGATGCGGGCTGCGGAACGGGCGGTGCGTGACGAGTCCCGCCTCCTTCCCGAGCAGCCCCGAGATGCTGTAGATCTTCGTGACCTCGATGGCCTCTTCCTTCGTCATCTCCGGCAGAATTGAACTCATGCGACGTGCAAGCATTGTCTTGCCCGAGCCCGGCACACCGACCATGAGGACGTTATGACCCCCTGCCGCCGCAATCTCCAAGGCGCGCTTTGCCTGATACTGTCCCTGCACATCCGCGAAGTCATCTGCAAAGATGGGGTCTTCCGACTGCTTCGTTTGTGTGGGAACGGCGGGCGTCAGTGTGACTTCCCCTGTGAGATGGCGAATGAGCTGTGCGAGATTTTCCACGGCATAGACGCGCAGTCCGTCGATGAGAAGCGCCTCGTCCACGTTTTTGCCTGCAACATAAAAATCCGTCAGCCCCCGCTCCCGCGCTGTAATCGCCATCGGCAGAACGCCGCTCACGGGACGGCAGTTCCCATCGAGCGAAAGCTCCGCGGAAAAGAGCGCGTGCTCCACAGACTCTGCCGGCACCAGTCCATAGGCGACGAGCAGTCCCACCGCCATCGGAAGGTCAAGTCCGGAGCTGTCCTTTCGCACGTCGGCAGGCGCAAGATTCACCGTCACGCGCTCCTGCCGGAGCTGAAAGCCGGAGTTGCGAATCGCAGTGCGCACGCGCTCCTTCGATTCCTTCACCGACGTATCGGGCAGCCCCACCAGCTCAAATCCGGGCAAACCAAAAGAAGCGTCAACCTCCACATCGATAATCCGTCCATCTATCCCGAGGGTCGTCGCACCATAGGTCTTTGCAAACAA